AAAAAAATTAAGTATGATGATATGTATTATGTCAATAATGGTGTAATATGTAATCATAAAACTGGTTATCCTGGACAAGAAAAATTTAATAATATAAATGGTGGTCTTGGTTGGATGCCTTGTTATGATATATCAGGTACAAGACAACATAGTTCTGTTGAATATATTGAAGTTGAAAGACTTGATGATGGTTTTGTATTTGAGGTTGGTCATACAGTTATTATCAATGAAGGTCCTATCAAAAGACTTAGACTTGTAGCTGGTTTATATCAATACTCTTGTCAAGATGAAAATGGTTGGAGAAATCTTGATGATATACCACTTGTAGATAAATCATTGACTATTACTGAAGATTTAAATCAGAAAGTAAAATCTTTACAAGAAGAAGTTGCTGATTTAAGAGTAAGAGTAGATGAATTTATAAAAAGAGAAAAATCTTTAATTTTATTATTATGATACCAAAAGGATATAGAATAGCTACATTGTATGGTACTACTAATAATAATAGAGGTATTACCTATGAAGTTTTAGAATCAGGTCATGTATATGGTCCTGCTAGTAAATATATTGGTCACATGTCTGATATTATTATTGGAGCAGGTTTTGAGATTGATATGATAGAAAGATTATCTGATGGTACTTTCTTTTCATATCAGTATTTTATTAAACAACAAAAATTACTGTTATTATTATGACAATAAATGAAGAAATTTACCCTATACTCAAGGAGTATGGAATAGTGAGAGAAGATGGAATATCCTATTTATTGATGAGGTATTTTGGTTGTAAACCTACTTTTATTCCTGATAGTCTTGTAACAAAGATTAATATGACAGGTATCATATATATGGATAAAAACAATACTCTTCAATGGAAGATACCATTGTTTAATGACCAGATTACTGCATTTGATTGGGTAAAGAAAGAATATCAACAATTATTCAAGGATGCAAATCCTGAAAAAGCAGGTAATGGTAATACTTGTGTAAGATTGATGAAATCTTTCTTTGCTGCTAATCCTGATGTGAGAAAAGATGAGGTAATTGAAGCTACTAAAATGTATATTAGGAACAATGACCCAAGGTATATTAGATTTTCTCATTATTTCATCTCTAAAGGTAAAGGACTAAACAGGATAGAAGAACTTAAAGATTGGATAGAGAAGTATAGACTTTGGCAGAAAGAAGGTCAAGGTAGAACTTCTACAGCCACAACAATGCATTTATGCAGTAACAAATAACATACCTATTGAATATACTTATTTCTCTTATGAGATTGATAGGATTAGTAAAGAATATGATTTTGCTGCTTATTTCTTAGCTTATGATTATGAGATATTTGAAGTAACATTACCTGAAGGTATTACACATGAAGAAGATAGTGTTATTCCTATATCTGCTGATTATTTGTTAGGTAAACTTCAAGATGATAATGGAGATACTATTTTAGTAAATCCAGAAATTAAAGAAAAATTACAAGCAGTTTATGATAATCGTATTGTAAAGATATTTGGTAGATATGCTACTGATGGTACTCAACTGGAAAGAGGTTATATTACCTTTATAGAAGAAAAAGATAATCCAACAGGTGTAAGAAATTATATCTTAGAGTATGCTAAGAGAAGAGGTACATTTACTTATGATAAGTTTAAAACCAATGATGGTAAAAGAGGTAAAAGAATTACTGGATATAATCCTCATAATCCAGACAAATTCAATATATTTGTAATTGACCACCTCAGAAAATTGATTCCTGAAAGAGGTTTCAAAACTAAGCAAACTGTAGATAAAATGATTGAATATCAGGTAGAACTGAGGAATTGGTGTGGTTATACTTTTATTGATATTATTCACCTTAATAGGTCTATGGCTGATATTCAAAGAGCTAAGATGATGGGTGATATGTTGTATCCTAATTCAGATGATATTAAGGATACAGGTAATTTATCAGAAGAAGCTAATCATTTATTTACTATGATGAATCCTAATGATGATAAGTATAATTTGAGGAAGCATTTTGGTGCTGAAATCAAAGATACAAAAGGTAATCATTTATATCCTTTAATGAGAACTATACACCTTGTAGAGTCAAGACATACATATTATCCACAACACTTCAGGGTAAATATGCATGGTAATATTAAACAATTTGAACAATTAAAATTAGAACAAAAATAGTATGGCAAAGACATATTGTGTAGTTGGAGCTTCAGGCTCTGGCAAATCCACTTCATTGGGTAAGGTGGAAGAATTAGGCTTAATAGGCTTAGACCCAAAAGAAACTGCAATTATTAATGTTATGGACAAACCATTACCTTTTAGAGGTTCTGGTAGAGATTATGGAACTCCAATTAGTCAAGGTGGTAATTATGCTGCTGTATCTGATGGTGTTACAATGCTTAAAGTCTTAGCTGCTCTAAATGAGAGAACTGACATTAAGAATGTAGTGATTGATGATGGTCAATATATCATGGCTGAAGAATTTATGTCAAAGGCATTAAAAAAAGGTTATGATAAATTCAATGAAATAGGTAAGCACATGTATGATGTAATTACTTATGGTAAAAAGATGAGACCAGATATGAATTTCATTATGCTTATGCATTCTGAATTAGATGGTACTGGTGGTAGTTACAAGTTAAAGACCATTGGTAAAATGTTAGATGACAAAGTTACTTTAGAAGGTTTGTTTACTGTTGTATTATATACTCATGTAGTATTTGATTCAAAAGAAAAGAAAGCTGATTACTACTTTGTTACTAACAAATATAGTGACAATACTAACACAGAAATACCTGCTAAATCACCTATTGGAATGTTTGATGAATTACTCATTCCCAATGATTTAGGTTTGGTAATTCAAAAAGCAGATGAATATTATGGATAATTGTATAGCAATTGTTGCAGCTATATTATCTATAGTTGCATTATTTACTTCTGGTTATGTAATAGTAACCAATAGTAATAAAAAAATCAGGGAAGAAAAAGACCTTGAAACAAAACGTCTTGCTGATGAAGCCTGGGAGCTTGAGCAAGATAGATTAGATTGAGTTTTTTTGTTAATTAACAAATTTTAAATTTTTTATTATGTCTGAAAGAAAACAGATAAAAGTTACTGATGTTCTGGAATTACTTAAACAAGGTATGACCAGAGCTGAAATTAGAGAACACTTGGGATTGACCCATAGTGGATTGAGAACATTGTTTTCTCACCCTAAGCTGAAAGGTAAAAAACCTCACAAACAACCTGAATTTATCATCATTGATGATACTGAAGCTGATGTGCAGGAATCACCTGATGCTTCACCTGGCTCAGATAGTCATGCTGATACTGATGTTCATGCAAATGCTGACCAGCAACTTTAAATCATTTATTAATTCTTAAAAAAAGAAAATTATGTCAGAACAGGCACAAATGATGGGATATGGTTATATTGATGATACTGATGAATCCCTAAAATCAAAAACAGGTGGTCAATTTGGATTGAACACTCCTGCTTTCTTAACGAAATTTGAACTTAATCCTAATGCTGGAGCTGATGGAGCTGCACAAGATGCAATTGACATCACTATCCAAGTAGAGGATAAAGAGTTCAGAAGTCGTATTTATCCAACTAACAAGGTGTATAACAAAGATGGTGATGAAATTACTGATAGAACTACACCTGAGTATGTGAAAGCATACAATTTAGATTGGTCTCAGAAAAATGCTGTAATTGTACACTTACTTAAAGCATTCAGAACAGAAGAAGAAATCAAACAGGCTCTTTCAACGCCATTGAACTCTTTTGCTGATTTTGCTAGAGTAGTTACAGGATTATTACCAGCAGATTCTGAGAAGAAACCTCTTGATGTATTCCTTGAATATCAATGGAGTATTGGTGATGGACAAGATAGAACTTATCTTCAGTTACCAAAAAACATGAAAGGTGGTTATTTTGTATGTGCTACTGTAACACCTAATGGAACTTGGACTAAGGTTCAAGATGACAAAGGTTTACGTTATGTAGATGCAAATGGAAATGAACATCCTTTTACAAGGGATAAAAACTTCAAGTCAGGTAAAAAAGCAAACCAGCAGATAGAAGGAGAAGAAGCTAGTAATGCTGCTTTAGAAGGAGCTGCATCATCTGCTTCTGAAGGAACTTGGTAATTTTAAAATAATAAACTATGAGTTATGGTTACTCTTCTGATAATTTAGATAGGAGAGGTTTCATAGATAAGAATAAAATTCTAAAATATGTTTCAGAAAAACAAATCTATGAATTAGTATTTGGATTTCAACCTGAAGAGTATCAGTATGTTAGGTCTCCTTTAAGAGATGATAACTCACCTGGTGCTTGGTTTGAAACAACAGAATTTGGTCTTGTCTTTAGAGACTTCAATTATAAAAATAGACCTTTGGACTGCTTTGCTGTAGTACAGGACTATTTCAACTTACCTAATTTTTATGCTACTCTTAATTTTATTTATGAGAAGTTGATTGAAGGTAAAAGTCTCAATGAGAGACACTTTACTCAAAAGAGTAACAAGAAAAAAGATGTTGAGATATTTTGTGAAAGTAGAAACTTTACTAAACAGGATAGAAGATTCTGGACTAAGTATGGTATCTCAAAGCAGAATTTGATTGATGATAAAGTATTTCCAATAAGGAAGTATCAGATGACCAATACAAAGTCAGGAGATATAAATGTAAAAGTGAGACAACTTTCTTATCTTTTTGGAGAGTTTGGAAAGAGAAAGAAATTATATTTTCCCAATGCTGAAAAGTCAAAGAGATTCCTTACTAATTGTACCAAAAATGATATTGGTGCATTGGATACTTTATCACCTTATGGAAGACAATTATTACTAACAAAATCTTATAAAGATTGTAGAGTGATGAGAAATCAAGGAAAAAATTCATGCTGGTTACAGAATGAAGGTATGTTTCCATCAATTGATTTACTATTATCTATAGTTAAAAGATTCTCTTATGTGATAGTCTTCTTTGATAATGATGCACAAGGTATCAAAGCATCTCAACAATTAACTCAAATTATTAATAATCATTTTCCAGGAAAGGCTAGTCCTTTGTGGCTGCCAGAATCATTGAATCAGCAGGGTATTAGTGACCCTGCTGATTTATATGAAAAGAAAGGTAGAAATGAATTAAATCAATTCCTTAATAGATTATGAATCCTAAAGAAATAATAGATGAGTCTTGGAATCCTATTTTACCAAAATTGAACCAAGAACCATTAACAACACTTAATAAGGATATATTACCTAATATATCTTATCAACCCAGACCTGAAAACATCTTTAGAGTGTTTTCTATGCCTGTAAATCAGATAAAGGTGGTAATACTAGGGCAAGACCCATATCCTACACCAGGTGATGCTATAGGATACTCATTTGCTACCATACCTGAAAGAAAAATACCAGCAAGTCTAAGAATTATTGCTAAAGAAATTGAAAATGAAGGATTAAAAACAGGATTTTTTGATTCTGATATTCCTCATTGGAAAACTCTTGAGCATTGGACACATGAAGGTATATTTCTATTAAATACAGCATTGACTGTAGAGACTGCCAAAGCAGGTAGTCATTTAAAATATTGGTCAGATTGGACTAAAACTGTCATTCAATTTATATCTAGTCAGAACCCATGTATTTGGATACTCTGGGGAAAGAAAGCACAGAGCTTCATCCCAAACATCTTAAACCCATTTCATGTTAAAGGTTATGATAAAGATACTATTGAAGATATACCATCTAATCCTGACTATAATTATATTCTGACTGCACCACACCCAGCAGCAGAATTATACTCTGGTGGAAACGCTGGATTTTATGGGTGTAATCATTTTATATTTGTTAACAAAATTCTTACTAAATTAGGTAAGGATACAATTATTTATTAATTATTAAATTTTAAAATTTATGAGTACTCAAGCAATGAGAACTGTTACAGTTTTCTCAACAAAAGGAAGTAGAAGAGCAAAAATTGAAACTGATGTTACCACATGGGGTGAACTTAGGTCTTTGGTTGAAAAAGAAGGTTATGATGTAGATAAACTACATGCAACTGAGAACATTAGACGTACTGATTTAACACACAAAGATGCTGTGTTACCTATGTCAGCTTTCACACTTTTTATGAGACCTAAGAAAACCAAGTCTGGTGGAAACTATGACAATATGGGTTTTACTCAGCTCAGAGGTGAATTAGATGATGAAGATAAATCCATCATTTCTGAGCAAACTGGTAAAAATTGGACTCAATGTTCAACAGAGGATTTGAGGAATTATTTAAATTCTAAGACTCCAGGTACTTCAAGTCCTGAACAAGTGGTTGAACAAGAAGTAATTGGAGAAGAAGTAGTTGAAGTATCAGAAGAAACATCTGAGAGAATCAATGAAATTAATTCTCTTTTAGATAATATTAGTCAAAAAGTCAATGAACAGATTTCTGAAGTAAAGGAAAAAATCAATAACTTGGCTAATATTGAAGATTTAGTTGAAAAAGCTAAATTACAAGCAGAAGCTGAGATATTAGAAAAAGCTGAACAAGAAGAAATTGAAAGATTACTTCATGAAGCTGATGATTTAATGTCTGGATTCTAAGAAAACTTTAAATTATTTTACTTATAAAGTGTGCAGTATATCTGCACACTTTTTTTAAATCGTTTTACTATGAGAAAAATCAATATGAACCATGTAGAAACTCATTCTTTTTCTACATACAGAGGTCAATATATCAAAAATCTTAGGAGATTAGGTATGACAAAGAAGAAATCATGGATTGAAAGAATGGTTAAATCTGGTTATATAGGTGTTAATAAAGATACTGTTGCTAGTTCTACTTCTGAGTTATATTGGAAATCTGATTGGGAACAGGCATATTTAAAACAAATATTTGCTATTATAGATACTCTTGAAGTTGCTCATCCTGGAAATTGGGATATGCATATTCAAGAACATCTTAATAAATATCGTAATGAATCTAATGAAAAAAGGTATCTTTATTCATTACATCCTATAATTAGATACCCTAAATTTATTATAAGTAATAGTGATGGTGAAGAAGCAGAAATTAGAGATTTGATAGTAGCTTTACCATTAGCTAAAAACCCTGATTTCTTAGATTTTACTTTTGAAATTAATATTATAATGGGTACTAGATATAATTTTTGTTATGAACATTATACATCTCGTTATCTTCATAGTCATTTAGTTTCATCAAGTTATCCTGCTGGAGATATACTTAGTTTTTGTCTAGGTGAAGATGATTTACAAGATATAATAATGGAAATCTCAGGTAACGGTTTTGATGAAAATATGTTTGGTCTTTTTATATCTATGTTAGATAATATGGTTAAATGGGAATCTTTAGAAGGTGTTCCATATAATTATATTGCAGAAATAGTTACTAAAAATGAAGACAATAGAATCTCACCAACTAGTAGTGAAATTAGTGTTTTATATAGAAATACTTTTAGACCTTGGCTTCAATCTGAATCAGAACTTCCTGTAAACTTTGTTTATAATAAAGGTAGGTATCAGATTAAAAAAGATGATGATTACAATCAGTTTGTTAAAAAATTTATCATGACTTATGAAAGATTGATATATTTATATTTGTGTAAAGAGAAAGATGGTTATTACTATTCCCCTAAACAATCATCACAAAATGATATACCTGATTTATTAGAATCATTACAAAATTATTATGAATATTCAGAACCCCCATTTACCTATATATCAGGTAAAAAAATAAAAACTCAGATTCGCAGAACAAAATTTGACGAAACTGAAGATATTAACACATTTAATGTACACCCAAAATTATTAGATTATGTCGCAACTCAACTCGAAAGAGAACTTTACGAAAAAGCAGTTATCAGTAGTGCAGTTGAAGCAAGAGCTGAAATTAGTAATGCCTGAAGAGGTATTGAACAAGATTAAATATTTGTGTAGTAAAATCTATGCAGATGAATGGTCTGGAATATTGTTTTATTCCATTGAAGGTACTATTAAAGAACCTTCAAAAATGAAAATTACATTGGAAGATATTCTTCCTATGGATAAAGGTAGTAAAGCCTATACATCTTATGATATTGATGAAAGGTATGTCAATTATCTTATGGATGATGAAAAAAGAATGGATTGGCACATGGGTCATATTCATTCTCATAATACCATGCCTGTATTCTTTTCAGGTACAGATATGGAAGAACTCAATGATAATTCTCAATCACATAATGTGTACTTATCATTGATAGTCAATAACTTTATGGAGTTTTGTGCTAAAGCAGCTTTTGTTGCTGAAGCTACAGCAGAAGTAAAAGAAATTCCATATATGGCTAAAGATGAAGAAGGTAATGATTATGTTATCGAAACATCTAAATTCAATATCAAGAAAGAGAAAATGTTTGTTTATGACTGTAATGTTATTTCAGAGCAGGAAGAAATACTTATTGATAAAGATTTTGCTGAGAAAGTAGAAGATATATGTAAACCAAAAGTTACTCATACAAGAGTTAAAACATATAATGGTAGTCAATGGAAACATAAAACCAACTTTGATGCTCTTGGTAATCAGAACAATAAACATAAAGGTGTAGTTAGTAAGAGAATGTCAGATAGAAAAATTGACAATTCAGCTTATCATCAGTTCATGAAGGACTATCAAGATGAAATAGTTAATGATTATCCTGTTCATCCTAATGTTGAAGAAGACCATACTGATATTGAAATCTTTGCTATGATGCTTCTTAATTTTACTAACCATCTTAGTTCTGATGATACTATAGATAGTCTTATTAGTGATATAGAAGAGTTAGAAATTGATGAAAATCAGTTAGCATTAACTATATTGGAACATTTACCTGCTTTATTTGAGCAACAATTTCCTAATTATGATGAAAATGGACAAATGTTCATTTCTGTTGTAGAACAGGTTGTTGAACTTTTTGAAGAAAATGTTACAATTTATCCAATTTTAAACCAGACTATAGACCTTTTAAAATCTACAGTCACAAAATTTGAAGATTATGCAGCAAGAACAACAGTTTAATAGATTTAAAGATGCTCCTTGGTTTCCTGAAACTGATGAGCTTTGTCTTGTTGGTGGTGCAGGTGGTATAGGTTCATGGTTATCTTTCTTTTTAGTAAGAGCTGGTTTTAAACCTATTGTGTATGATTTTGATATTATTGAAGCACACAATTTAGGTGGTCAGTTATTTAGAAAGTCAGATGTAAATATTGCTAAAGTAGTTGCATTACATGACATCATTAAAACTTTTTGTGGTGAAGAAATATCTACTTTTAATGAAAAGATAGATGAAAATTCACCTACACATCATTTCTGTTTCTCAGCTTTTGATAATATGAAAGCTAGAAAAGATTTGTTTGAAGTTTGGAAAAAATCTATACCTGGATGTCCTGTACAACCTGTCTTTATTGATGGTAGGTTAACTATGGAACAGTTACAGATTTTTTGTGTGACTCCTGATAGGATTGTTGAATACGAAAATGAACACTTATTTGATGATTCTGAAATTGAAGATGCTCCTTGTACTATGAGACAAACATCACATACAGCAGCAATGATTGCTAGTAAGATGGTGTCAATGTTTACAAATCATATTACAAATATTTATGAAAGACAAGTGGTAAGAGATGTACCATTTTTCTATGAACATTTTGTACCAGTTAATTTAACAATAATAGAATAGTTATGAATATAGATTTATCCAATTATGGCAATTTTACTAGAGATGAATATGCTATAGGAACTACATCTAAAAATTCTTACTATCCGCTTTATTCTTTACTTGATAATAACAGAATTGGAAGAAACCAATTTATGTACTATAAACCTAGTATAGTAACATTATCAGCTATAAGTAGGTATAATGAATTGTTTGAAACTCTTAGGTCAAAAATGTATTTTTCTAGGTTCAATTTTATAAGTAACGATGAAAATCATTTTATACTTGTAATGAAAGGTTATATTGCCAATCATTTACAACAACCTTTGCTTATGATTGGCATTAATACTTTTGAACATGGTTTGAGTATATATGATAGTGATGAAAAATCAGAAGAAACAAAAGCTAAATTGAAAGTTTTTGTAGCAACTGAATTATTGACTAATGATATATATACTAATATATGGAGAAAGATTGATAGAGATTTCATACAATTATGTTATGAAGATGGAATTGCTGTAGAATTTTGTACTATAGAAACAATTGAAAAGACTTTCTTTTCAAATGAATTTGTTGTTGAGTATAATAATCTTACAGAATTGAACAATCATCTTAAAAATGATGTAGCAGATTTATTATTTAGAAGATTTCCTACTTATACTTATGATGATACATTAGATTTAAATTCAGAAGTAGTTACAGCAGAGTCTATTGTTTATACAGAAGGAAATAACAGAGAAGCATCTCTTATTCCTACTGATATGGTAGTTGATTTTGTGAAAAGGTATTATGAAATACATGGTTCTTTACCAGAAAGATGTTATTTCAGAAATAATGGTAATGTTATATTTACTTTTGAAAGTGGTATCAATCATATGTTTGCACCAGATGATATTAGATGTTTTGTACAGGAAGCAACTCCATATCATGTACCTAATCCTACAAGTTTAGATAATGAAACTGTAACAAGGTATGTTCCTGATGTACCTTCTCGTTTACAAGTAGATACAAATGCATTGGAAAGTTCAATTGTTGATATAATTTGTTCTGATATACCTATTACTGAAGAGGAGATTAGAGCTATTGTATTTCATTATCAAGGAGTTAGGTCTGATGGTGTAAGAATGGTATATACTAATGATGATGAAAATCTTCATATACTTTATGGTGATTATACTTCAGTTACATTTACTGAAGAGCAATATGAAGCACTTTTACGTGAAGAATTAGGTTTCAGAAATGAATCAGTTTCAGTAGCTGCTTCAGAATCAGATGTTGAAGATGAAGAAATTCGTGTGCTTGATGATGAATTTGTTTTAGTAGATGATACTGATGAAGATGCAGAAGCAAGTGATGAAGAAGTTTTAGATGAAAATGAACCACAACAAGATGTAGAAGATATATCTTGGTAAAATTAGAACTATATGGGAGTTGGTAAAACTAACAAGAGAAAGGGTTCTAATGCAGAAAGACTATATGCCAGGCTTTTTAAAGAGCTTGGCTTTAGTCATTGTGTTACTGCTAGATATGGTAGCAGGATACATGATGATGCAGGAATAGACCTTATAAATTTACCTTTTAATGTACAAGTTAAAGCAGGTAAGCAAAAAGGTATGAATATCAGCAATGTTTTAGAAGATATTAAAGGTAGAATGCCAACATATTTTCCAGAAACAGCACCAGAACATGATTATCCTTTAATACTTATACATAGAAAAGATGTAGGTAGAGGTAAACGAAGAGGTGAATTTGATGATATTGTATCAATGAGTTTTGAAGATTTTAAAAATATAATTGAAAAGATAAAAGAATGGGATTAATAATTGCAAGTCCTGAAGAAGTACAAGAGTACTATGATATGGATAAAATGAGTCAATCCAAGATGAAATTGCTCTTAAAAGGCATGGACAATTTTTTATCTAACCGAGATACATCTGAAGAAGAATTGTATTATTCAGAAGTACCACATTTTATTATTGGTAAAGGTGTTGATACTAAATTAACAGCACAAAGTCATATTTATGAAAATGATTATTACATCTCTCAGATTGAAGTTAAACCTTCAGAAGTAGAGATGAGTATCTTGAATATGGTGTTTGATGATGTTACAGATTCTTATCCACCACATGTAGTAGAAGAGGAAGGATTTGAATTTGAAGCACTTAGTCAATATAGAGGTAGTATTTTATCAGCATGTGATGAACATGGTTGGCAATCCAGATGGAAAGATGAAACCAGAATAAATAAAATTATTGAAGTTGGTACTGCTTATTTTGAAGACCTTAAAAGAGCTTATGGAAAGACTGTGTTATCACAGGAACAGGATTTATTGATTAGTGATATAGCGATGTCTTTAGAAAGTAATCTTAGAACATCTGCTTATTTTAACAGAGAGTTATATATGCATAATAATATATTAGATATGTATTATCAATTACCTATTTATTTTGAGTATATGGGTATTGAGTGTAAAGCATTACTTGATATGTTGATAGTTGAAAAGAATGAAAATGGTAAAATTATCAAAGTTATACCTGTTGATTTGAAAACTATGTCAGGAAATACTATTAACTTTATGACTTCTGTTAAAGCAAGAAGATATGATATTCAAGCTGGTTGGTACACATTAGCTGTTGCTTTTTGGTTACAACAACAAGGATACACATCTAATGATGTTCAAATTGATAACTTTAGATTTGTTGTAGAATCAACTACTCAACCAGGTAGTCCATTAGTATATGAATGTGATTATGAATTACTTGATATAGGTAAAAATGGAAGACCTGAGATTATAGAGTATATTGGTAATGATAGTACATCAGGTTATCCTATTAAATATAAAGAAGTTAAAGGATATGACCAGTTACTAGATGAGTATCTTTGGTTTGAAGATAATGATTGGAAAGAAGAAAAAGTAGTTAAGGAGAATAATGGATTTTTGAAGATAAATTGGAATGGAATAATTACTTAAAATGCAAATTAAAATAGGTCAATATTATGTAAACAAGACTTGGAAGTATTTACTACCTTGTCTTAAAGATTATGGTATTACCTTTGAATCGAAATACAATTCGCTTTTTAAATTCGCAGCAGGTATCCATGATACTGCATTAGATGGTTCTGACCTTGAAAATCAGAAACTTATCTATGTGTTAATAGACAAAAAATACAAGCCTAAAATTACATATAATATTATGGATTATATGGATAACCAGGATTTCTGTATTGCAAATTATGCTTTTGATGACCTTGAAGAAGGTAGGAAGCATATGTTTATTTTTGAGATACCAGAGAAATATCATGATGCTTATGATGAATTTCTCAAAGGTAGATATAGTAGCATGTACACACCTGATGAAATTCAAAGATTATTCCCATCAGAAACTTCTGAAGCTAGACAAGTATTTGATAGAACAGATGAAGCAATTGATAGAATGATTAGGAATGTTAAAAATAGCTTTGGAACTACTATCACCAAAAAGGATTTAGTAGGTGCAGAGCTTGATTTTCCAATTGAAAAAGTAAAAGAAATTTTTAATTACAAAGAGGAACTTGCAATATAGTTCCTCTTTTTTAACAACAATAATTATGGAAATATTATTTGTAATTGTACCTATAGTAATAGGTGTATTATGGTCTTTAAAAATATGGATTGATTATAGAAGAGATGTTAAAGCTCTAAATGATGAATTTATAAGAGAAGCTAAAAGAATAAATAGACGTTATGGACAATAAAGGAGATAGATTTAATGAGGGAAAACCTAAATGGAGTTTAGTACCTCAATCAGCATTAATACCAATGGTAAGAGTGCTAGAGTTTGGAGCAGAAAAATATGCTGCTCATAATTGGATGAAAGGATTATCAGTTGTAGAGATTTGTGAGAGTCTTAAAAGACATCTTGATGCTTTCATGGAAGGAGAAGATAATGACCCAGAAAGTTTATTATCCCATATAGGTCATATGCAATGTAATACATTGTTTTTATCATGGATGATGCAAAATAGACCTGATATGGATGATAGGTTTAAATATGAAACACCAGAACATTTAAAAAAAAAGATAAATTTTAATTGGGATTTAATTAAGAAAAAAGATGAGACAACAGAAGATTGAAAAAGTATTAGAAAGTACAAAACAAGAGATTAAGGTTTTACTAAAAGAAATGTATCCTAATGATGGAATGATAATAGATTATCACTTCAAAGAATCATTTGTTGAATGGTTTGCTTTTCTTTTTGATAGTCCAAAATGGATATTACAAGGACCTAAAGAGATTCCTATACATAATATTCTAATTTCACAGACCAAATTCAATGAAGTTCAAGAGCAAATGGAAGCTAATAATATCTTGTTTCAAGAGTTTGATGCTGAAATGCTCAATCATTTAACAGTTGTAAAACCTGATGACAAATATAGAGTTGTTGATGGGTGGCATAGATTATATAGATGTTGTAATCAAGATTTAGTCAATGTACCTGTATATGAATGGGTTAAATTAAATCCTTTACAAGGTAATCATCCTAAAATTGAATATGCTTTAAAGATTAGACAACTTATAATTGATGGAATATCATGACAACGTTTACAAAGTTAAGGGAATATGTAGATGAGAAAAAACAATCTCATCCACATTTAGCAGAAGTTTTTGAAGATTATTATGCTTTGGCAATAGCTGAAGTAGAACAAGGTGGCTCAAGACAACATGAAATCAATTTATGTTATGGGTCTATTGATGAATTAATAGAAGAAGAAAAAGTATCATGACACCAAGTAGAAAGCAACAAGCAATTTATGATGTTTGGAGATTAGAAGAAGAAGAGCAAACAAATATTCTTATTCAAGCTGTAGCTGGTTCTGGAAAGACTACTACATTATTAGAACTTCTTGGAATGTGCAGACATAGAACTTTGTTTTTGGCTTTCAATAAGTCTATACAAACTGAAATCCAACAAACTATAGAAGATAGAGGATTAGCTCAAGGTAAAGCATTAACTATGCACAGCCTTGGTTTACAGGCTATTAGAAAGCATTCAAAGTTCAGGATTAATAATAACAAGAATTTTGAACTCATAAAGAAAGTTCAAGATTTACATAGATTATTATTCAAGGAATTAAAGTGGGAAGATAAAGTAAAATTATCTTATACACTTATGGACATGAATGATGTATCAAGAATATTTCTAACAGATGACCTTGAAGAAATTCGAGAACACATGGTAGAAATGGATAAGAACTTCTTTGATGTAGAATTTGAAGGAGAAATGGCAGTAAATAGATTATGGGATGATTTCTTAGAACTCAGAGAGTTAACTTACACTAGTAGGATAATGGAGATAGATTTCAATGACATGATTTATGTACCTGTTAAAATGGAATTGACTATACCAATTCATCCTTATTATTTAATGATTGATGAAGCACAGGATTTAAATATAGCTCAACATGCATTGATTGATTTATTATTAAATCAAGGTACTGTTAGAAGATGGATAGCAGTAGGTGATAGAAATCAAGCTATTTATGGATTTTCAGGTGCTTATGCTTCTTCATTTGATAAATTTAAGGAAAAAGACAATGTAAAGGAATTACCTTTAGATATTTGTTATAGATGTCCTGTAGATGTAATTAATTCAGCTAATGAGGTTTATCCTGTAATGGAAGGATTTAGAAGAGAACCAGGTATTGTTAGAACAATAAGTAATCCAGAACTCATCAAAGATGAATCTATGGTTATTTGTAGAAACTCTACACCATTATTTGAATTATATTTTACTTTATTATCATTTAATAAGAAGGTATATATTAAAGGTGAAGACATCTTAGGAAATCTTATGAAGTTTTTGAAACCATATACTTATAAAACAATTTCAGCAGCAAGAAGTCAAATGGATAGAACTCTTAGAAGATTGGAAGCTAAAGTACATAATTCTGATACTGATAGGTTTAAGTTTTTTAAATTTAAATCTAATGTTGAAGATTTTATACTTATTTCAAATAGTATGGCAAAACCAAGTGATACTATCAATGAACTATTTCAAAAGCTCAAAAGCATATTTGAAACACCAGGAATTGATGCTATTACTTTATGTACTATACATAAAGCTAAAGGTTTAGAATCAGATGTAGTTTATATAGTAAATGAACATCTGATACCATCTAAGTTTGCAAGGTCTGATAAGCAATTACAACAAGAACAAAACTTGAAGTATGTTGCTAGAACCAGAGCTAAGAAGGAATTGTATTTTTTAAATATATAATGAAAATCACTAAAGAAGAAATTATGGAATTAACTAAAGCATTTTTAGTAGTAGCATTAACATATGTTCTTATAATATATCCAGTAATACTTAAAAAAGAATCAAAGTATTGTGATGGATGGGAAAAAGGATATAAAGCAGGTTGGTGCTATGAGATTGTTAACTGTATTGAACCTATTGTTCCTGTATGTCCTGTACCAAAACCAGGTTTAGATACTTATGAAGATGGATACAATAGAGGATTTACTCAAGGAAAAAAGAAAAGAAATGAATGATTATTTGATAACTGTTTTGAGTATGGGTATAATAAATTCTGTACCTGTATTTGAAGAAAGACTTATTGAAGTATCTAAAGATTATGCAAATGGTTATTTTGATGCAGTTAAAAAACAATATCCTAATAATCAAGTATATATAAATCAAATATTATAAATGGAAATAGTAAAAACAAAATGGTTTTCTGTTCAACATTACATTGTAGGTATAGTTATAGTAAAATCAGATGAACCAAAAGATTTGATTCCTTATGATTATTATCTTGGTGTAATTGATAAAGATAATAGAAAACTTGAACTTTTATTAGAGAACAAAGACCATGCTCAATATGTAGTTGAGCATGGATTGAAATTGAATTTTAATGAATTAAGAAACTTATTCAGATGAAACAATATAATGATGGTCAAAAATCTGACCAAGGACATCTTGTAAAAGAAGGAATTTGTCCAGTTTGTAATAAAGAAGATTTAGATTATGGTGTTTTAGAATTGAATGGTAGTATGGCATATTATCCTTGGGATTGCATGTCATGTAATTCTTCAGGACAAGAGTGGTATAATATGAATTTTTCTGGACAAAATGTTAAAATAGAAAACACATGAAAAAAATATATGTAGCCATACCTTATACAAGGATGGAAGAAAGTAGCTATAAACAAGCTACATTAGCAACAGCAGTTATAATGGCACAAGGTGGACATAATCCATTTAGTCCTATAACTCATTCACATCCTTTAACTAAAATTGAAGGTGTTAAAATACCAGGTACTTGGGAGTTTTGGTCTCAAGTAGATTACCAATATATTGATTGGTCAGATGAAGTTTGGGTTTGTATTCCTGAAGAAGGATTAGATAGAATCCCAGCATCTACAGGTGTAATGGCTGAAATAACTTATGCTGAAAACAGAAATATACCTGTAAGATTTTTTAGAATAATTGATAACACAGTAGTTTTTGAAAACTACGAAATACCTATTGAATAAATGGCAATAGTAGATAAATCATATCATCAATTGTTGTATGCAATAATGCAACATGGTTATGAATATGAAACAGAAAATAGACCAGGAATAGTTTGTAAACAACTATCATCAGTAAATATGGAAATACCACTTTATAAAGAGTTTCCATTGATTACTACTAAACAAATGTTTACAAAAGGTATTGTTGGTGAATTAATTTGGTTTTTGAGAGGAATGAGTAATATAGAATATCTTAATGATAATGGTATTCATATTTGGGATAAAGATGCTAACACTTTTAGTGATGATGGTGAAGTAGGTAGAAATTATGGTGTACAATGGAGACATTGGACAGGTGTTAATATTATTAATCCTGTTAATCATGAACTTGAAACATATAGTTTTGATGTATATGAATTTGACCAGATTCTTAATCTTATTATTAATCTTAGAAAACCAAATCCAATCAATAGAAGACATATTGTAACATCTTGGAATCCAGCAGAGTTGGATGATACAGCTTTACCACCATGTCATTGGAGTTTTGAAATAATAGTAAGACCATTATTAACTTTAGAACAAGATGAAACAGTTAGATATGGTCTTTATTTAAAATGGAATCAGAGAAGTGTAGATACTTTCTTAGGATTACCTTTTAATATTGCATCTTATGCTTTGTTAGCACACATAATTGGTTTATTAACTAATATTAAACCATTAGGTCTTATTGGTAATTTAAGTAATGTTCATATATATGAACCTCATTTTGAAGTAGTTGAAGAACAATTCAGTAGAAATCCAGAAGAATATTCTGGTTGTCAATTAGAAATTGCTGAAAATAAATTAGGTCATACTGAAGATTTTAATGATATAGATAGTATCTTTGACAATCTACAAATCTCAGATTTTAAATTTAATAATTATGAGAGCTATCCAGCTCTGAAAGCTGAGATGTTTGAACAAATTAAAACAAAATAAATTATGAAACTAGGAGTGAATCCATTGGGTAACAGAGTGTTACTTGAACAAATTATGGTGAAGAAAGACACAAAAGTTATTCTTCCAGGTAAACAACAAGATGAAAGTCAATTTGATATTTATTTTAGGGTTGCAGCATTAGGTGAAAAAGTACCTGAAGATAGTAAACTCAAAGTAGGTGATGTACCTGTACTTGCTAAATATGTTGATTTAGGTACAATGAAAGTTATACATAAGAGTGACAAGAAAGGTATGTATGCCTTGATTGTAGTACATTATGATGAGATTGCTGCTACTGAAGACCCTGATGACAAAAACCAATTTCCAGAAAATTGGAAGAAAAAACTTGGAATAGAGAGTTGATATTTTTATCTTTGGAGAACATAAAAAACTGGTAAATTATATCAGTTTTTTGTGTCTTCACTAAATAATACAGAAGTATGAAAGTAGTTATATGTATAGTTTTTTTAATAATTATTGAACTTGTATTTTTTCCAAGAGCAGATATTACTGATGAAGATGAAATTCTTCTTTGGTACACACCTTTGTTTTCTAAAAAGAGAAAATACATAAAACTATATCCATTATTATGAATGAAAAATTATTAGAGTATTTTAATAATGATGAATTAGCTGCTAGTGTGTGGCTAAATAAATATGCTGATGAAGGTGAAATAACACCTGATGATATGCATAGAAGATTGGCAAAAGAATTTGCTAAAGTAGAAGAAAACTATCAAATTGATGAGAAAAAAGATTATGAAGATGCATCTTTTGATTTAGATAACTTATCTAAATATTGTTTAGAAAGAGAAAACCTAACAGAAGAAACAATTTATAGTCTTTTTAAAGATTTTAAATACATAGTGCCACAAGGTTCTATTATGAGTCAATTAGGAACTAAATCAATAGGTTCATTATCTAATTGTTTTGTTATAGGACAACCACATGATTCTTATGGTGGTATATTCCAGAAAGATGAAGAGATGGCACAACTTGAAAAAAGAAGAGGTGGTGTTGGATTGGATATTTCTACATTAAGACCTGAAGGAGTAGCAACTACAAATGCTGCTAAATCTTCTACAGGTGCAATTTCATTTATGCATAGGTTTAGTAATACTACTAATGAAGTAGCACAGAATGGTAGAAGAGGTGCTTTGATGCTTTCAATTGATATTAACCATCCAGATGTATTGGAATTTATTAAAATCAAAAGAGACCTTACTAAAGTGACTGGAGCAAATATTTCTATTAAACTTAATGATGAGTTTATGAAAGCTGTGGAAAATGATGAAAGATATATTTTAAGATTTCCATGTAATTTAAATGAAACTTTAGATTGGTGGAATGAATTAGAAGAAATGAAAAATGATGATGATGTTCCATTAAATGAATTACATCCTGTAAAAAGCAGAGAAGAAATTGATGATGAAATTTTACATGGTTACACTAAAGTTATTAAAGCAAAAGAATATTGGGATGAGATTATTAAATCTGCTCATGGTGTAGCTGAACCAGGATTAATGTTCTGGGATAACATGGTTAATTATTCTCCTGATGGTGTATATGACCAATTTAGACAAGTGACAACAAATCCTTGTTCTGAAATTGCTATGCAACCTTATGATGCTTGTAGATTAATTGCAGTTAATTTATATTCATTTGTAAAGAATCCATTTACATCTGAAGCCGAGTTTGATTTTGATGAATTTTACAAAGTCAATTATGAAGCTATGAGATTATCTGATGATTTGATTGATTTAGAAATGAATCATATTCAAAAGATATTAGATAAAATTGATGCAGACCCTGAACCTGAAGAAGTTAAAGCAACAGAAAGAGCTTTATGGCAAAAAGTATTTGATGTTGCTAAAAGTTCAAGAAGAACTGGATTAGGATTTACAGCTCTTGGTGATACATTAGCTGCATTAGGACTTAAATATGATGAAGATAATGCATTAAACATGATTGAAAATATCATGGATAATAAAATAGCTTCTGAATTGGATTGTACTATTGATTTAGCTATTCTTAGAGGTACATTTGATGGTTGGAGTAGAGCAATTGAATTACATAAAAATCATAATATTACAGTAGATGGTGAAAATTTACCTTTTATTGGAGAAAATGATTTTTATAAATTTATTGTAAAACAATATCCAGACCAAGCTGATAGAATGGCTAAATATGGAAGAAGAAATGTTTCATGGTCAACAGTAGCACCAACTGGCACAGTTAGTCTTATGACTCAAACTACTAGTGGTATTGAACCTTTATTTCAACCTTTTTATATGAGAAGAAAAAAAGTTAATCCTAATGATAAAGATGTTAGAGTTGATTTTGTTGATGAAGTTGGATTATCATGGCAGGAATTTCCTGTATTACATCCTAAATTTAAACAATGGTGTATTATTAATCATCCTCATTATGGTGATGTAGAAAGTCCTAATTATGGTAAAGTTGATATTGATTTTGAGAATATTCCAAAAGATGTATTACAAGAAATGTTTGAAGAATCTCCTTGGTTTGGTAGTACAGCTAATGATATTGATTGGGTAAAGAAGGATTTACTCAACATGATGCACCTAAAAGACCAAAGGTAATGCCTTGTGAAGTACATCAAAGTACATCAAAAGGAACACCTTATCTTGTGATAGTTGGATTAATGGATGGTAAACCTTATGAAATATTCTGTACAAAAAACATATTTTATTTACCACAAGGTATTATTGCTGGTACTCTTACTAAAGTTAAAAGAGGAAAATATGATTTAGATATGCCTGATGTTCTTGATATTGAAGATATTACAGGACAAATGAGTGATGAGCAAGAAGCAATAACAAGATTAGCAAGTACTAGTCTTAGACATGGTGCTGAAATTCAATTTGTAGTAGAACAACTTCAAAAGACTCCAGGTGATATGTTTAGTTTTAGTAAGTCTGTAGCAAGAGTTTTGAAAAAATATATACCAGATGGTGTTAAATCTACAGTCACATGTAATGATTGTGGTTCTGATAATGTAATTTTTGAAGAAGGCTGTTATAAATGCAGAGATTGTGGAAGTTCTAAATGCGGTTAATAACTACACCTCTATGGGTATAAATAAACAATATACATATATGGGTACACCTGATTGGGTGTACTCATTATATATCGAAAATAATGAAGAAGACAATAAATGTGATTAGTACTGTATCAGATATTTGTGATACTATTATGGTAGATATGCCACAAGATAGGTTTCCAAATGGATTAATACAAGAAGTCAATGGAGATATTCGATATACTAAAGAAGCACAAGAAGTTTTTAATGAACTATATAAAACATATTATTCAATAATAGAAGATAACGAAGTATGAAAATAAATAATGTGAAGGTTATATTGGAAGAAAACGTAGAAGTTCCAGTATATGCAACAGAGCAATCTGTAGGGTTTGATTTGAGAGCAAATAAAATTCTCAAAGTATTTAAAGGTGACACAGAAGTAGAAGGTGAAAAGCTAGAAAAAGTAAGAGATGGATTTCTTAAAAGAGGATACATTAAACTTAGAGCTTTTGAAAGAGTTCTGTTTGGCACAGGTCTTAAAGTAGAATTACCAGAAGGTACAGAACTACAAATCAGACCTAGAAGTGGTATGACTTTAAAACAAGGTGTTACTGTATTGAACTCACCAGGAACTATTGACCCTGATTATAGAGGTGAGATAGGTATTATTGCTTACAATAGTACACCTTTTTTAAGTACTATCAATCTAAATGACAGAATTGCACAAGGAGTTTTAAAGGAATATTTAAAAGCTGAATTTGTAGAAGAAGTAGTTTTATCTGAATCAGATAGAGGTGCAGGTGGATATGGCTCAACAGGTAAAGAATAAATATTATGTTTGAAAAAGAACGTAGATGGGCAGATTTTAATGGTAACAGGTTTGATGGAAGAATTGATTTTAAAGTTAGTCAAGACATGTTAAAACATGCTTTTGAATTACAAAATGAAGAAATTGGTGTATATGAAGACCAATTATCTGAAGGGTTTCAAGTAGAACTAAAAAGATTCTTTTCTCAAGGTCAGAGAAGAAAATTTAGAAGTACTATACTTGCAAGAGTATTGGTTGAAACAGCTATTGAAACTGGTAAGTTTATTAATTATGTTGACCATCATAGTATTTTTGATGATGAGACAAGTAGTAAAAGACATATTAGAGAATTAATTAAGAAGTATCTTGATGATTTGAAATATAAACATAATGTTGATTTCTTTGTTAATATAGATAATTATAATGGAATCAAAATAAGTATTGACCCTAGAAGTATTGAAAGATATAAAAGGACAAGACTTGAAGAAAATCCTATTAAATTATTTAGAAGAGAAGATGTAACAATTTTAGACCATAATGTTTTATTAGACAGACAAAGACAGTTAAAATTAATGATTTTATTATAATGTCAAGAAGAAAGGAAATGCATCTCAAAAGAGAAGCAAGAAGGAATGCTAAAAAGTATCCTACAGGATATAATCATGAACAAAGAGATTTGAATTTAATGTCATTAGTTTTTTTTAAATTTGTAAGACATCCTAAAGTTGATGAGAATGGACAGATTATCAGACCATCAGCTAAAGAGATGATTGAGCTTTTAAGAGAATTTAATGAACAAATACCTTTAGATTTATGAAAACTTTTTTGCCCTTTATATTACTACTTACCTATTTTTCTTATGGACAAATTCAAAATCCCCCTTATATATCCTGTGGAGATGACATACAACCATTTACAATTGAAAATCATGATGAATTGATTTTTAATCCTAATGGTAGATTGTTATTAATGTTCCCAGGAAGTGAGCTACACATCTGGAATAGACTTGGAACAGAGAATATTCCAGATGGAGCTTTCATATTTGCGGAAACAGGTAATGTTGAACTTGATACCATATCAGCTAAAATAATATTCCATAATTGTGATAGTTATTTTAATGCTGGTGAATGGACTAATCCTGATACAGGAGAAGTTGTTACAGGTGAAATACATTTTGACCAAGGATTTGGAACACCAGGAGACTTAAACATAGCAACAGGTAGTATAGAAGTATTATTTAAATGTGAAACTTTATCAAATGATGAAGTTGTATATGAAGATTTTACTGATAAAGAACTGTATAAGTATGATTCTAGGATATATAATATCAAAGGACAACTTTTACATAAAGGAAAGTTTGGTAATGTATTCTACAATGATAGAATAGCCAATCACCTAAGACAACAAATAATATTTGTTCAGATAATAGTAAATGGACAAGTAGTAGCAATAAGAAAAAGAATTTATAATTATTAAAAGAAGAAAAAAGTATGAGAGTATATGATGTAATGGGAAGGTTAGTTGGTAGAATATCTAACTGGATGAAAAGATTAGGATGGAAAAACATTGCAAGTATAAGATTAGGATTATTTGATGAAATAATTATTGGAATGAAAGAAGGACCAGATGCAATGATTAAATTTTTAGAACCTGGTCAAGCATGTGTAGTATGGTCTGTAGAAGATTTTGAAAGTCAGGCTAAAAATAGATGGGAAAATTTTACTACAGATACAGTAGTAAATGGTAAAGTAGCATGGAAAGCTAGTCATCCTAATGCTACAAAAATGGAAGATGTATATGACCCAGAAAAATTTGAATATGCATTACATTCAATGGTAGAAAGACATGATGCTGAGTATGGTATAACATGGGATACTGTTGACATCTATTTAGATGACCATTGTATGAAAGAATCTAAAAACGATTAAATTATGACAAAGCAACAATTATACATCATATTGGCAGTAGCAATTGGTGTAATCATTTGGTTATCAACTCAAGTGATAAACAAAAACTCTGAAATAGCAGAGCTTGAAGGATTAAATGAAGCAGCAGCTTCTGAATTACAGACTTGGAAAGACAAGGATGGATACAATAGAGGTAGAATTGCTGTTTTGGAAACTGAATCAGCAAAGACATTCTTACAATTTAAAACCTCAGATTCATTGATTAAAGAATTACAATCTGAAGTTAAGAGAATGGAGAAGAAAATTAGTAAACAAGGTTCTGTAACTATCATTAAAACAGAGACTAAAGTAGATACAGTTTATAAGAGTGGTAAACAATTTAAGAAGTTATTTAATTCTTGGATTACTGATACCATTACTAATAAATGGGTTGATACTAAGTTTGGTTTTAAACTTGATTCATTACCTAATGGTTTATTTAAAATTGATAGTACATTATATAAACTTAGTTTGAAGAATCAATATTCATTAACAATTGGTAGAGAGAAAACAGGATTTTTAGGTTTAGGTAAATCAAAACCTTTTGCTGATGTAAAGAATTACAATCCATATACATCTACTAAAGCATTAAGAACATATCAAGTAGCACTACCCCCCCCTAAGAGGTTTGGAGTTGGTCCTGTCTTTGCTTATGGTCTTGGACCAAATGGACAATTTGGATGGTTTGTAGGTGTAGGTGGTACATGGACATTAATAAGATTTTGATATGAATCCAATAGAGAAGGTTTTAGAGACTTTAATGGATAAAGGGTATGATAAGGTTAGTGCATATTGGATAATGCAAATGAGAGGTATAACACCTAGTGCAATAGAATTATTTGACCTAAGCATATTACCTTATTATGTAGATGAAGAATATATAAATAATCTTCGTGAAAAATGTAGAATAAGTAATCAAAAAAGAAGAGAAAAATCAGCAGAAGAATTTCTAATAGAATTAAACTATTGGAAACCTAGCTGGAATTAATAATATCATGGAAGAAGAAATAGGAAGAGAACCAACTCAAAATGAAATAGTAGAAGCATGGACTCTTGTTACACAAGGAAGGAAGTTAGCAGCAGTTAAACTTATTCATCAAGCTACTAAATTAGAGTATGAAAATGAAGAAGGTCATACTTATAAAAAAGGTTGGGGATTAAAGAAAAGTAAAGAATTTGTTGATAATATTGAAAATCATTTAGATGTGGGAAAGTTAAAACAATCATATGTTATAGGTAAAACATTTGAAAATAAGAATACAGATATAGCACAAACTGTAGTTGGTTTTTCATTAAGAGATATTGAAGAACCAACAGGATATGTAGGTACAATAGTAGAATCAAGTATTTCACAATTAGCTGCTTATCATATACTTACTGACCCACAATGTATTTTGGTTGAGAAAACTATCAATGATAAGAGAGTTTTTATAGCAGGGCATTATTTCAGATTTAAAAAAGATATTGAAAACCCTGAATTTTATAAATCAATAATTAAACTTTAAGATGGATTTTAAACAAATAAGACAAGACATCATGGTTATAGTGAACACCATAGAATCACTAACAATTAACTCAAGAGAATTATCAATAGCTAAAACATCAGCACAAAATGCTATGATGTGGTGTGGTACTTATTTAAAAGTATCAAAAACAGGAGATAATCCTTATGCAGAAAATGATGGTAAGAGAAAATCTGTAGAAGATATTAAACCATTATTTGATGCTACAGAACACATTTTTGTAAAGCAAGGAGCAAATCATATTGAAACAGTAGATATGATTAGAGAAGAAGTAGCTAAAGTAACTGATAATATTTTCAATTTCTTAAAAGACCCAAACAGTATAAATAGTTTAGAATTAGAAGAGGAAGAAGAAATGCTTGTTTTTCAAGCTATATTTAATTGTCATACTAGACTTACTGAAAGTAGAATGTGGTTAGGTATGGAATTAGGAAGAATTAGAGATGAAGAAAAATCATAATTAATTAAACTCTTTGATTGAAGATAAACGATAATGGAAATCCCTTTATAATTAGTGTTAAACTTGTGTGGGAGAGCAAATCAAGTCATTATTAAACTGAATCAGCAGTTGTGTTTATTCGAGATATAGTGAAAGTAGGTACAATTAAAATATCCTAGGTGAGTACTGATTTATTAACTATCCCAACTGATATTTGGGCAAAGAGTTTTTTAAAATAAAATATTATTATGACAAAAGAAGAATTAAAAAATTACAAACCACCAAAAAATTATCAAGGTTTAAAAAACTATCCTTATTCGATTAAACATTGTCCTGGATATGATGGTTATATACCTGATAATTTAAATCATGAAATATGTAAATATTGTGGTAATATTAACTATTATCATTAAAAAAAAGTAATTTATACAACAAAGCCATTGATATAGTGTCAATGGCTTTGTTTTTTTTCTCTGATACCGTTTATTTTTCTGATGTAATATCATCAACAGTATCAACAATCCCAGCTACTTTTTTAGCAAGTTTAGGATTGTTTCTCAGCACCAGGTAGAATATTACAGCACCTGCTACTCCACCTAATATTAATCCAGATATAAAATCCATAGTCTCAGTATTTTAAAGTTAAGTACAAAGATACAAATTAATCTTGATACTTTTCTACTTTTCTTTTCTTAGTAGGTTTTAATGAACCATCAGGATAAAAGTATTTTTTAATTGTAGGAAACTCTTTTCTTAATTTTCTTTGTATTTTTTTCTCAATCTTATCTTTAGAATATTGTGGATACCTTTTTTCATATTGTTTTCTAAGTTCAAGTTTTCTTTCATTTCTTTGACTCTTTCTTTCATCTTCAAGTTTATCAAAATCACTTCTATATATTCTATTAATAGGGTCTTTAAGTTGATAGTCTTGATTCATAGTTCTACCAAATCCTAATGTGAAATCACTAAGACCTTTTGGTACTATTGTTTTACCAAGATTAACAAGGATTCTGTTTTTACCTTCATTTGGTCCTCTTTGATAATTACCATTATTATATTGTTCAATGAAAGAATTTAATAAGAATTGATGTTTATTATAAGTACTTGTCATTGAACCAGATAAGAATGTTTGACTTAAAGCTGCTGGGTCATTCATAAGATTAGCATCACTAGCAAATCTTGTTAACATGTTTTCCAGAAAGTAATAAAATGCTACATCAGGTTGATTGATATATCTTTCAGCAATATTGTTATCAAGAGGATTAGACCAATCAAAATCTTCAGTACCTTTATCATCTTTGTATTTTTCTTCTTCGTCTTCATCTGGAAATAATGTAGCATTTACTAATACTTTTAACATTAATAAAGTAAGTGTAGTACTTGCTTCTGTTAATAAGAATTGTAATCTAGCCTTATTCTTTTCAAATTCATCTGTAGTTTCACCATCCATTTGCTTAAATCCAGCAACATCATTAATTAAATCATTTGATAAATATCTTTTACCAAATAATAAATCAGTTCCTTGTTGTACTGTTTTAACACCTGTAGCAGCACCAATTCTAACTATACCAAGACCAAATTGTAAATCAAAAATACTTTTCTGAATATCTTTTAATAAGTTTCTTAAATAATTTCCTTCTTCAGCTATAAGTTTTCTATGTTTTTTATATCCTAAATAAGCACCAGTTAAACCTGCTGCCAATAATGGTGATACTAATATACCTGCTCCAATTCCACCATACATTAAAGCTGTCATTGCTGATAATGATACAGCTTGACCACTTCTTCCACTTTCACCTAAACCACTTATAACACCATCTTTTTTACCATATCTTCTCATTATAAAAGCTGGTAGCCATGTTTTAAACATCATCATTAAAGAACCTACAGATGTTTCTTTAATTAATGTAGAAGATGTACTTCTATAATCACCATTAATTCTAGCTATCATACTTGGTACAATACCAGATTCACCAAATAAATCTACATATTCTTGAGAGTTTCTTTTAATCCATGTATCCTGATTCTCTTTAGTATCAAATTCTTCTTTGAGTTTCAAGTTACCATTACTATCTAATTCAAAGGCAGGATGTGGGTCACTTGTATTGTTAACATCAAAAGCTGGTACAGTATTACCATTCTTATCTTTGATTAGTACATCACCCATCATGGCAAGAATTTGTGGTCTCTGAATAGTTTTTTCCATTTCACCTACAATATGTAATGGATTGGATACAAATTTTAGTAATTTGTTTTGATATGCAGATTCTTTTATTCTATCTAATTCATTAGCTGAGTTCTGAAATATACCTAAACCATCAATTAATGTATTGGTAAGTTTATATTTCTGCTTCTCTTTTTTAGTTAGTTTTCTTCTAGCTATCTTCCATTTTCTAGTATAAGAAGCAGCTTTAGGATAATTACCTTCAGACCATTCAAGACCATCATTTTGTCTTCCTGCAATATTACCCATAAACCAGTTACCAATTTGAGAAGGTACATTAAGACCTAATCCAACTAAGATATTAAGTTTGATAGCAACTGTTTCAAATAATGAACCTGTTGTAACAACTTTACCTTTTGAGTCTCTGATTTGTTCTAATTCTTTGATGTCTTCAAGAGCTTGTTCTTTATTAGCTTCAGTTATATTCTCTTTAATGAAATTGATAGCTTTATTTAACTCTGCTATCATTTCTCTTTCATGAGTATCGAATACAGCACCAAAGTTCTTGTCAGACTTCTTATAAGTCATCCAGTTAGGTCTATTATTTACACCATATAAATGCTTATTGATAAATGCTCTAACAACATTAATAGCATGTTTTTTTCTGTATCCATCACCAATCTTCTTGACTTTTTCAATCATGTTTCTAGCAAAGAGCATTTTAGTTTCAATCTCTTTTTTAGCTTTAAACATTTCTACATTTTCTAATTGACTACTCAATGTATCAATAAGGTCTAGTTTTTGTCCATCAAGAACACTTCTTTCAACCATTTGTCTAAATGCATCTTTAAGAACAAAACCAGGTTCAATATTAGGTATTTCTTTTATAATCATGTTTCTCATTGATTCAGGTAAAGAATCAAGTGCATAAACTTGATTTACCTTTAAACCTTGAGCTTCAGCCATTGCAATCAATGGTTTCATTTTTTGTTCTATTACTTCATCAATACTTCTGATAGAACCTTGTAGTTTCATATCTTTATTGGTATCAACATATTTTGTAGTAGAAAAGACATTTTGGATTCTATCTCTAAGAGATTTACCAAAATAACCTATCATACCTAATAAATCAGTAGCATGTTGTTTATACATGTCATACTCATAGGTCAATGAATCATCCATAGATTTACTATCATTCTTAGAATACTTTCTGTTTCTATTGATATATTCTAAAGAATCTTCAAACATTTCCCATGCTTTATAAAGTGTAGGGTCAGAAGCAATCTCTGTTTCAAATTTAGTATCCATAAATCTATTACTCTTAGGTAAATAAGATATGTATCTCATATCACCAACTTCAGATGCAGTTTTCTTTACATTATCATTGTAATAAACTTTAGTTACATTAGGAGTACCTGTAGCTTCATAGGCTTCAGCAAAAGCAAATGGAGACTCTGTATAATATTTTTGTAAAAAAAAGTTTCTATCAGTCTCTGGAAGATTTTCTATACTATCTACACCATTCTTTTTGAATAGTCTTGATTTGTACTGCTCCATAGAAATCTCAAAAGCATATATCTTATTTCTTTGGTCTTCAATCATCCTATTATATATTCTTTCAGCAACTTGTCTGTTACCACTAGAACCAATTAAAGATTGAATAATTTCTTCTTTATAGTCTTCAGCTTCATCTCTTTTAAAAAATGTACCAAAATTAGCTTGAAGTTCAGGGTCATTCATAAGTTCAGGTAATTTCCTGATGTCCATGAATGTAACATCTTGATTAAGTGTGTCGAATAATCTTCTACGAGATTGTTTAATTTGTGTATAATCTTGGATGTCTTTATTTTTCTTAAAGATAAGTTGTTCAATAGCATTGAAACTACTTTGTATTTTATTTTCAAAAGTGTTCCAGGAATCATTGTATTTTCCTGCTATCTTATTACCACCATTTTTGGTTTTTCTTTTGAAGATGTCATAACTAACAGTAGAGAATAATTTACCAAGAAAACCATCTGTATTAGTATGACCTAACTCTTTAAGTCTAGCTTCTAATTCTGGTTTTAATGATTTAAGTCTTTGTCTTAAATCGTATGTTTCTTTCTTACCTATAGTATCATCATAAGTCTTTCTAACAAACTTTTGTAATGGAGAAGATTTAGTATCACCATCAATAGGTAAAACTAAAGCAGATAACTCAGATATGTCTCTGGCAACTCTTTCTAACCTACTTGCATCTTCATCAGCAGAATCATGAGCTTGATTTTTTATAGAAGCATCAATTTGTTCTAGTGTAAATTGTATTTCTTTAGCTTCTAATGCATCATCAACAGTGGACTATCAGAATCAAATTCATAGACAAATTTCATCATATCTATGAAATTTCTAGCTGCCATTAAATTATCCAGGGTAGGATTTTCTAATAAGATTTCATTGATAATATCTAAATCACTATTAAAGTATGCAAAGAAGTTATCAAGCACAGCATTCTCATTATCAAGATTTTTAATATCTCTTGAAAGTCGCTGTACTATTTCAGTAAATTCTTGTATTTGTTCTAAATCCTGCTTAGTTTTATTGGACATCTCTTCAAGTACTGCAATTCTTTGAGAGAAGTAATTTCTCATTTTCTTTTTATTCTCTAGGTAAAGATTGTAATTATAACCATCAGCAGAAGCAGGTAAGAAATCAAACATATAATCATCCTGAAAATCAGAAGGGTCAATACCCATTCTTTCTGCATCAGCCATTTGTATTTCTCTTGCTTCTTCTTCTCTATGTTTCTTAACAAAGGCATCAAGAAGTGAATTGGGAATGTGAATGTTAACACTAGTACCATTGTTATACCCGTTATTAACAGAAACAGGATTACCAAAAGATTTTCCATAATACTTTTTATTAATCTCATTAACTTTTCTTTTAGCGATTTCATAACTAGCTTTTTTATTTTTAACCTTACCACTAGGGTCAAAAGGTATGAATATTTCAGTATCTGTGACAGTATATGATTTAGCATTACCTACAACCATAGATTTAATGTCATCAGTTATCTGTTTCTTATAATTTAATCTACAACTCATCTTAACATCTTTTTATATTATCTGGTAATAATGATACATCTGGTGTTCCAGTATCAGTATCAGGGTCTCCAAGTTCAGTAAATCCTGCATCAGGGTCTGAGAAATCATCATTCATTTGGTCTAAAGGTGGACCAAATATATCATCTTGTTTGATAACATGTTTAAACTCTTCCATTTCTTTTATACCTACTTCTTGTTTGATTTTCTTTTTATTTAGAACTTCAACAGTAGCAAGTGATGTACCTAATATTTGTTCAGCTAAATTGTTTTCAACACCTGAGAACTTATTCAATAAAGCATCAAGTACTTTTTTGAATTTAGCAAAAATATCTATACCTGTTTTCTTATATGGTATAGCAGATGTTTCTTGTATGAATAATTGGTTGTTACCTAATGATACAGATAAGAACTCTTTAACATTCATAGCTGGATAAAGTACTTCTATTTCAAAGTCACTAAAACCTTGTGGCTGTTGAGTTTCTACAAATTTATTATATTTTTCAACAAATGAAGCATATTCAGTAGCATATTTTTTCTGAATCTTATTTCTATATTCATTGAACAATATATTTAATTGTACAACTTCTTTAGGTGCATTTTCAGTTAAGAGATTACCTTGAGTATCCATGTAAGGTTTTAATTCTCTAGTAGTTACACTATGAATAAATTCATGTAAAAATGTTTCAGCCATTTTAGGTTTCTTAGGATTGATAAATATTGTATTAGTATTATCACTTCTTCTAATATTAGCACCTCTTCCTGCCATTTCAGTATCAATAACTACATTAACATCTAACATTTTATCACCAAATATTTCAAATAATGTATTTGCTATTTCACTTAGTGATGGGTTATAAGTAAACTTATTATTCTTAATTCTTTCAAGAATATCTTTTACATTATCACCTGTAGAAATACTGAATACTTTATTATCATTTTGTTGTCCTGGTATATTAGCAAGTGATTGTTGCAGACTTGGTGTAGATTCAACAGGTTCAGGTTTTTTGATAATAGTATTCATATTACTACTGTCATAGTCATATTCAGCCATACCAAATTCACCTAATACATCAATCTCTTTATACTGATTACCATTCACTACTTTATATAATGACCATTTAGATTGTTTAAGTTTCTCTTTAGTTTTGTTCTTGATAGACACATACTTAGGATATTCATCCATTTTTTCATTAATCCATAATTTACCATCTTTAACAGTTCTCTTAAAGTCTTTAGGTAATTGAGTAGCAAATTCTGGATTGTTCTGGAAGAACTGCTCTGTAAAATTCTTTAATCTATCTCTACTAGACCAATTAGATACTAGGGTATCATAATTCTGTAAAGCTCTTGTTACATTATTAGCTCTAGGATGGTCTAAACTATCATAATATTCAATAGGTATAAATCTATGGAACTCAATAGCTTCTCTTACAATACCACCTGATAAATGAGAATAAGCAACTAATTCCTGTGCTAACATTCTTGTAGTATATGGTTGTCCATTTCTATCTGGTAATGGTATATCTTGTATTAATAATTCTTTAAAAGCTGAGTGAAAATGTTCTTCACTTACATTAGCAATCTCAGTATTATCAAACTTAATAAGACTAGGTTTACCATTTTCACCTTTTTCATAAGATAAGTATGATAACAAGTTATTATTCTTAACTGTGTTAATACCTTTAGTGTCATCTTGTGAGTTAAGAATATTAGCTAAGTATGTACTTAAAGAATCATTCTCTTCAGTATCCATAAACAAAGCACTCCTTTCTTCTGATGGTGTATCTAAAAATAAGTTATTTCTACTAGCAGCAGTTATAAACTTTTTCATTTCTTGGAAAATAGTTTCTTTGAGTTTTACTTCATTACCACTATATCCTGAAAGTTCTATAATATCATTAACTTTTCTATTTATGTAACTATCATAATAAGGGAAGTATTTAAAGAATAGATTTCTACCTAATGATAAAGCAGTACCAATCATAGCTCCTTGATTTGTAGTAGGAGTAAAATATAACCCACCTAAATCAAGTTCACCTTGTTTTTCATCAAACTCACCAAGTAATTCAGTAGCATTAGCAAAATCATTATTTTGAGTAATATTCATGAATTTTTCAATGTTATCTTGTAACTCCCACATAGATTTACCAAGGTTAGACATATCAATTACATCTTGTAATTCCTTCATCTTTTTAGCATCTTGAATAAGTCTTCTGTATAACATCAATACTTCTTTCTGAAAATCACTTTCTATATTATTAGCTTTGATTTCATCAACTAAGTTTTTACCAGTAAAGTTTTCAGAATAACCTTCTTGTCTATCATAAGTATGTATTAGGTCATCCATAATTTCTTCTTCAACTTGCTTACTAACAAATCCATTAAGTATTGCTTTTTCATTCTTTAATCTTGTAAAGTATTCTTTTATAATAGGTTGAGAATGTAATAAGTATGGAAGAGAATATTCTTCATAGTAAACTTGCTCACCATCTATGATAGCAGTTCTATGGAAAGGATTATTTTCATCATAGTTATTTTTGTTGATTTGATTAACTTCAGCATCAATACCAAGTAATGATAATAAGTTATCTACAGCAACAGCATCTATATGTGTAATACCTACTCTACCTAAAATTTGTGCTTTTTCATTATCAGTTGCAGTATTTACTCTTTCATCTTGAACTTCAGCAGTATTTCTAACTAATTGAGATTCAATACTATTAGCATTAGATTTAGCAATAGTTTGTCTTAATCCTAAAGTACCATTACTTACTACATTACCAATTCTAATATCAGCAGCAACCATTTCACCCATTTCATTTTCTTCTAATAATTGAATAGGTCTATTAGATTGTTGTGCTATAGAATTAAACGTTACACCTTTAGCATAGATACCAATTGCTAATGAACCTGTAGAACCAGAAATCATTTTATTCATCTGGTATGTAGGTGATAAGATATTGAATGCACTCTTATCATTGTTAGTATTCATTGTATCAATTGCATCAGCTTGTTTCTCAGCAAACTCCATAGATAATACTTTGTTTATCTTAGTTTGCACTTCAGCACTTTGATTACTGTAAACAGAGTTATGAATTTCAATGAAATCATTTTGTGCTAATTTAAGGTCAAATGCTCTTTCTAATGAAGCAATCTTAGCAGCATCAGTATCAAGTTTAAGAGCTAAGTCTAACTCTTCTTGACCAAATATAGCCACTAATAAATCATCAGCCATTATTTCATTGATACCACCTGCACCTTGTTTAAGGTCTCTATTCAAGAATCTATTTTTCATTCTTTGAATAGCGTTCTCTTTATGAGATTCATTCAGTTTTTCAATTCTACCATTATTATTGATATGATGATATTGATATGCAGTTAATTTATCAATATCAAAATCCTGACCCATTTGAGTAACAAAGTTCTTAGGTGTTATAAGTAAGTCACCCATTACAGCAGGAATAAAACCTACTATTTTAATGTTACTACCAGAACCATGAGATGATGTTGGTGTTCTAAATGTAAAGTTTTCTAATAGTTGAGGGTCAATAACTTCTTCATTAATTCTAAATCCTTTATTGTCTTCAGCAGGTAACAAATAGATTAACTTACCATCCTTATCTTTTTCAAATAAGTCTATTAATTTACCATCTATTTTAATCTTAGAAGGTGCTAATACTTCAGTACCTTTAAGTTCTCCACCTTCATAATCACCAATATAAACTACATCATTTATAACTCTTTCACCTTGAGTTTCAAGTTGTAAACCAGCTTCTGAACCAACTACGAAACCATTTCCAGGTAGCTTTTGTTTGAATATCTTGTTGTTAATGATAGCATTAAGCATAGATTCAAACTTGTTAGAGTTACCTGAAAACCATAATGGTAATTTAAAATGATATACATCTTTACCATTAATATTCTTCTTTTGTATCTCAAGAGCTTTAATATCATTTTCTGGGAATCCTCTTTCTTCAGCTTCAGCAACTAATAATTCTTGAAGTTTCTCAGCAGCATATTCAGGATTATCAGTAGTATAGTCATCTTCTAATCCTAAACTATCTAATAACTTATCTTTCTGAATATTGACCATAGATGAGAATGTCTCAAAGAATCTCTGTTGTAATTCTCTACCATTTAAAGTCTCACCTTTAAATTCAAATCCATTGATGTCTGTCATACCATCACCAAAAAGAAGTTTGAATATTTGAGTACCCATAGATACTTTATCTTCAGCTTGATAATCAGATTTGAAAGGAACATCTTGTTGTATCTTAAAATCAATTCTATTAAGTTCTACAGCATTAGCAGGTCTTCCTGTTTTAGTATCAAGAACATCAAGTTCTTCTAAAGACTCAGCATCAAAAGGATTGATAGCATTCTTCATAGCACCAACCTTGTTAGCTGATTGATATGAAGCTCTTACATGTACACCTTGTTCTTTTTCTATATTCATCATCTTATTCATCAAAGGTTCTAATTTAGTACCTTTAACTAAGTCTGGAACTAATGGAAATGAAGATGATTTCACATACATGATTCTTCTTACTCCTTGTTCTTTATCTATGATGTCTCCTGTATGAACTGGTTTAAGTGGTTGTAAAACTAAATCTAAATCTTCTTTTTCTAAAGACTCTCCTTTTTCAACCTTATCATTTATTGCATCAACCTGGCTTTGACTGATTCTACCCATACCATGTAGTACTCTTAAATGCTCTGCAACAGTTGTATATTCTTGAGCATCAGTAGTTTCAATCTGTAAGAAATCTGCAACTTTAGCAAATTTTAATTTAAGTTGGTTCAAATTTGCATCAGAAATGTTCTTATTTCTAAGGTCATTAATATGTTCTTGATATGTTTTATCATTAAATTCTTCTTTAAGAACATCTTTACCATAATGCCAACCAATTATCTCTTCAACATTTTGTGCAACTTCTTCTTGGTCTTCTAAAAATAATTGTAAATAAGTTTCATCTTGAGCATCATTTAATACTACACCTGGTGCAATCATTAATGCCATTCTCTTACCTAAGTTTATACCTAAGTCTCTTGACATTTTAATTTGTTCATTAGCATCAATTGATGTAGGTTCACCTTTTGATTTGTAATACATAGCAGGGTCTCCTGCAATAAGTTGTAAAGTATTCATATTACCAATCATAGAGTTGATTACATAATCTAACTCTGCAACAAATGCTCTTTCTTCAGCAATTTCACCTTCTACTTTTCTAGTTTTAAGATATTCGTTGTTATTAAACTTATCAGTTTTACCACCATCTTCCATATATGGTATCATGGCATCATGATTAGTATTAGCTTCTTTGTAAATAGAGTCTTCTAAAAAACCTGTAATTTTATCAAAGAACTTTGCTTTAAATGCTTCTTCACTTTTATTATTTGATAAGAACTCAAGAACAGTTTCATTACCAGAAACCATAGTATTGATTTCAGGTATTAAATTAAATCTAACTGCACCTTTATCATAATCTTTGATATTAGTATCTTGATGTTTTATGATTCTTTTGAGTTCAGGAACTATTAAAGATTCATATAATAATTCTTTTACTTCAGAAGAAAATACATACTTACCTTCTTCATTTTTTTGAAAAGCTGTAGGATTAGAATACAAATCATAAACAGCAGTTTTAAGCAACATCATTCTACCTTTATCAGAATTTGTAGGTGTACTTAAATGTCCTACTCTCATATCAAATCCATGTTTATCTACTTTAAAATTTTCTACTCTTTGATATTGGAACATAGTTCTTTGATGGAACATGTAATCTACTGGTGATAACTGGTCCACTTTAGAGAACATAGGATTTTTATTATACATTCTCTTCATAGCCATAAGACCTACTTCACCATACTCAAATATATCAGCAAAGTCAGGATTGTTCTGTAATAAATCTAATAGTACAGAGTTAGAAGAAAAATCTAATTCTGCAAGGTCTTCTAAGTATGATTTATCACCTTGAGCAGATTGTATTAACTTCTTAACATTATTGAAAAAGAAAGTAGGGAATATAATTTCACTAACTGTCTTATCTCCATCTCTTCTTGTAATATTCATTAGAGATGTATTATGTCCAGCTTCTATAGGGATTAATGCTTTAAGAATATCATTCATATCATGGTGTGGATGTAATGTCTTATTGTTTACATAATCCAATGTATTCTGTTTAGCATCTTTATGTACTCTAGCATAATTAGCTAGGTTAGAGAACAGTCTATCTAGTCTATTACCTGTATCAAAAAATAAATCTTCAAAAGATAAGTTTCTAGCTTTTCTTCCTTTTCCTGTAACAAACTTACCATCTTTAAGTTCTTTCCATGTACCATCAGATAAAAAGATACCAAAATCATATAACCATTCTCTTAGTACTTCATCAGGTTGTTCATGCTTATTATCTCCCCATGATTCCCATTGAGCATATAATTTAGATAATTTCTCTGTGTTGATAGTATTTCCATTGGTAAGATTACTTCTTCTCAGATTGTTATTCCAGGATTCTTTTATTTTTTGTTGAATGTTATTAGCATTACTGAACCATAAAGAAGATTCCATACCATCACCTTGTTCTGTAAACATTACAAACTTAGCTTTAGCAGCATATTTGTACATGTTAGATACAAATGATGCTTTGGTATCATCATCAGCTTTTTTCAATTCTGTAATAAGTGTTTGCATCCAGGGATAAGTTTCATTGAATAACTCTAACCTTTCTACCATTGCATCAAAGTTAGGATTAGCAGGTAATGGAGAAATGAGTATTGTAGCAACTGTGTTGTACATTGTATCATATCCCTCATGTTTATCTATTCCTAAGAAACCTTTACTACCATTAGTAATAGTAGAAAATAATCTTCTGAGTTTTTTACTTACTTTATCTTTATGAATAACTTCATTAGAAGATTTAGAATGGTCTTTCACATACATTTCTTTTTGAGAGTGTTCCATAAGTTCATCTCTAAGTTCATCAGTAGTCTTAATTGAAGATGGAATGAATCCATTTCTCATACCTTCCATATAAGCCTTTTCAAAAAACTTAGGATAGTTCTTAGTTACCTTATCTACTTTAGCAATGTTTTTCTGTAAAACATTCATTACTGGTTGCAGTCTCTCATTTTTCTGACTATCTTGTTCATATAGTTTGTTGAGATTATCATATTGCTTTTCCAGTTTAGCTTTAAGATTTCCAAATCTCATTCTAAAAGTGTTGGCAATAGTATCATTAAATTCACCTACTGTCATCTCTTTAGAGTTATCATAGTTCTGAGAGATAAGAGATAGAACATAATTTACTACTGTACTTTGTTGGTCTAAAGTTAAACCTGGAATAAGATTAAGACTTTTCTTTAAACTATTGGTATCTTCAAGTGTAGGTAATAAATAATCAATATCATCTTCTAAACCTTCAAATCCATTGATACTCTCTAATAATTCTCTTGCTTCTGCAATAGCTTCAGCAGCATCTGGTGATTCAGTAACTTCTTGATTTTCTGTTACTTCTGTAAATGTAGTTTCTTCAACTTCTATTTCTTCAGCTTCTACTTTGATGATAGGTTGTACAGAATGTGTATAAGCTGGATTCTCTTCAGTACCCATATTATAACCCATAACATTAGTAGTTAACCTTTCTCTTAAAAAGTCTTCATAAGTATCTGCAACTTTCTTAACTTCAAAAGTATTACCTTTTTGTTTTACAGATACACCTGCACTCTTACTTGCTAACAAGTTTGTATTCTGAACAGCAGTATAATCTCCAAAGAATAATGCATCAATAAAGTATCCTGTCTTACCATTAGGTAATGGAATATTTTTAGAGTTAGCTGTATATTTTTTGTTACCTTTTTGTAATGCAATTAAAGAATTTACTAAATTGATAGTGTTATCAAAGTTTCTGATGTCAATACCAGTTTGTTGTCTTATTTGATTTCTGATATTTTCAGCTTGTTCTATAGATAAATTGTAACCTGGTTTATTTCTATTAAGTACAGAGTTAGCAGCCATTATCCATTTAGCTGTTTGAATATCTTCAGTCATAGCTTTGTTCTCACCTTTCTCATTTTTTCTAAGAACATTGATAGCTACATATCTTGTTTTCTTATCTGTCTTGTTTATAGGAGATAAATAGAATGTAGAATTGGTAATACCTTTTTGTCTTTTGATTTCATCAAGATTTGTAATCTCAACATTATCTAAACTAAGAGGTACACCATCTAAATCTACAAAGTAATCACCTTTAAAGAATACTATAGGATTATCCTTAGCTACTTCAGATAATTTTTTTGATGGTATAGGATTACCATCTTTGTCTTTTGTAGGAACTTTAATAAAAGGACTACCATTTTTTGAAGTGATAGTGACTTGTTTCACTCTACCTTCAGAGATAGCCTTTCTCATATTCATAGCATTATCCTTACCTTCTTGGATAGCTCTTTGATGATGGTCAGTAGGATTATCTATAAATACTACATCACCTGTTTCTTTAGATGTATCTCTTACTGTCATTGGAGAATACCAATCTACATCAGGAATAAAAGCTACATTAGAACCTTGTGCATCTTGATACACCATAGGAACTTTAGCTATAAATCATTTAGAATAGGAATTTCTAAAGCATCTTGCTTAGTATATACAATAATCTTTTTACCATCTTGCTCTTCTACTTTTCTTTGATTAGTATATCTTAAAGAATTATAATTAGCTTTAGGTGTAGTTACTGATGTTTTACCTTGAACAGGAGTTATTTTAATAGATTCACCAGTTATAGGATTGATACCTGCACTAGGTTCAGGTTTCTTTGTAGTACTTTCTTCAGTATTTGTGTTTACTGTTTCAGGTTCTACAGTATCTTCTTGTTCTTCTTTGAAATTAGTCAATACATCATTAACAAGACTTTTCATTACTGATTGTCTTGATGTATAATTTTCTCTATATATTCTTTCCCAATTAGATTTACCTAATCCAGCTTTTTCCCAAGATTCACCCATGAACTTAATAATATTCTTATTGAATGCAGACTTTTCACCATCTACAGATTCAAGAGCTTCTCTAAAGAAATCATCAAATGTTGGCTTAGTTTCATTTTCACTTTCATAGATTCTTGACCATTCTGAGAATTGATTACCCATACTATCAGAAGGAAGGAAATCTATGGTATCATTATTGACAACATCAATATCATTATCTGTATCAAATGGGTCTGATAAATTAGAATCATCTTCAACTACTTGTTCTGCACTTTGTAATACAACATTTTCCATTACAGACTGAGTGGCTTGTTGAGTTTGAGTTGGTTCTGGTGTATCTGTTTCAGGAGTATCAGGTACTACATTATCAGGAGTAGTATCAGTTACTGTCTCTGCTTCAGTAGGAGCTTCCTCAGTTTCTTGTTTAGGAACATTAACTTGTTTTTTCTTCTGTTGCATCTCAAGAACATTCTGGACTTGTTTATGTACCTCATCTATTCTCTTTTTTGGTATTCCTTTTTGTTTTCTTTTAGGAACTTTTTTAATTACTCTTTCAAATTGAGCAGGTGTCATATTACCATTAAATACTTTCTTGTTAATAGCATCAAGATATTTAAAATAATTTTCTTGATTTAACAACATAGTTTGATGGTCATAAGATGTTACCTCACTAATTTTCTTGTTAAACTTCTCAAGTACTTTTTGCGAATCATTAATCTGTGAATTTAAAGTCAGAGATAATTTTAAATCATCAGAAAGTTTATCAAAGTTCTTTTTAAAGTAATCATTAAGAACTGGGTTTTTCTTATCTACTGTAGCATAACTATCTTCAATACCTAGTTTTTCTAAGATACCATCTACCTCATCATTTATCTTACCATAATCAAGTTTGTTCTTTTCAGCTTCTAAATCATTGATTGTCTTTTGTGCATATCTTCTTTTTGATTTTAATCCAATAACTTCAGAATTATTTCTGTATTGATTATCATCAGACATCATTTCATTAATCTCACCTCTTACTTGTTCTATTACTGCAATAGTATCAGGTGATAAATTACTATTAAACTTAGCTTTGTTCATAGCTTTTTGAAACTCTTTGAGTTTACCATATTTCTGAGCAACAACAGCTTGTTTATAAATTTTTTCTTGTTCTATTCTATTAGCTTCCTGAATTAGACCATTTTTTCTAAGTTCATTAATAGTATTGGTATATTCTTGTATAGAGAAATTACCTTCACCAGCTTTCATCATTGCTTTATTGAAATCAGCTTGAGACATATTTCTATTACCCATCTCTTTGTAGAGTTTGGCATATTCTTTTCTCTTAGCTCTTTCAGAAGCATCCATGTTGGCTATATCATAATACTTTTTAGCCATACCAGCTCCTTGAAAAGTTTTCTGCATTAACATAGTTTGAGCAGCAACTTTAGCATAGAAGTCAGTAGTACCTAATTCACCAACTTGTTGTTTATATTCTTCCCAAGATTGACCAACAGAAGGTGTAGCTTGTACTAAAATCTCTTCAAAGATTTCTTCAGTATTACTACCAATTAATTTAGTTCCAGGAACACCACCAAAGTTTCTATTGAGTATATCTTTACCATAAGAGGTCATATCATTAAGACCTTTGGTAAATTTGTTTTGGAATACAGCTTTACCTAACTTAGTTTGTGTAGCTAGGTTTTCAATTCTTTTAAGACCAATAGCACCATATAGTTTACCACCATATTGTTCTGCTAAGTTCTCTTTTAATATTTCTGTAAAACCATAAGCTAAAGATTCACCAGTACCTGCTGGTGCTTTAATAGATGCATCATATTCTTCAGCTTTAACAATAGCATCTTTAATTTCTTTAATTTTTTCTTCATTTCCTTCCTCTTTAGCAATAGCAAGGTTTTCTTCCATTTGCTCTATAAACAATGCATTTTCATGTTTAAGAGTATTGTATAATCTTCTTCCTGCTAGTATTTCTTCATTTCCATCTTCATCTGTTCTAATCTCAAAATCACCAGCATATTTTTCAAAAGCATTTTTATAAGTATGTGGATGTAATGCAGCTTGAGTTAATAAATTACCTGATGTACCTACTATAAGGTTTGAAGTACCAGATAAATATTTACCTGTTGTAGCAGATACAACTTTACCTACTCTTCTACCTAAAGCACCATAACCTAAAAACTTTAATGATTCATTAGTTCCACCTGTTACTTCATGCCAAAAGTTTTGTTCAAATCCTTCTTTCTGTGTAGAACCTACAAGAGCATGAGATTCAGCAATAGCTTGTTCAGCAGAATTTAATTCTTCTTCTGCATCTAACTTATCTTTTATATCAGCAACATATTTTTTACCAATAAATGCATCATATAAACCTAATGATGCCCAATCAGCAGCATTATTTACACTAAAAATATTACTGTCTAAATTATCATCATTTATATAATCCTTGAGATTGTTTTCTTGTTTCTCAAGCATTGTAATAGCATAAGCATATTTATCATTATCAATAGAAAAATAATCAGTTTCTTCTCTTTCAGCTCTTAATTGTTCAAGTAATCTTTGAGTCTTGGTTAATTTTCTATCAGCTATTGGCATCATTAATTTCTTTTTCTCTGCCAAAAGCTCATTATATTTTTGTTTTACTTTTTCATTATCCATTCCTACACCATCAGGAGTAAGAGTATTAATGATACCATAAATACCATCCCATAATGCATCACCACCTTTTTCAAAGATGTTTCTATCTGGGTCTCTTTCTTCAGTAAGAATAGATTCCATAATAGCATCAACATCAGCATCTTCTTTTTCAATAAGTTTTATTTTCTTATTGATTTCTTTAAGTTTGTTCTTGTCTTCTATATTATCAATCTCTTCAAGAATAGTATTCTCTTCAAGATTTTCTACCATAGCATCAGGAGTAAGATAAGCAGAACCTAATTGTTCTTGTTGCTCACCTTGTAATTCGTCAAAGGCTTGTTTAGTATATGGGTCTAAGAAATCAGGTTGAGGTTCTTCAGTTGGATTTTGTTGATACTTTTTGATTTTATTTTTAGCAAGAGCAGTCATCTTTTGAGTTTCAAGATTATCTTGACTCTCTGGATTAGGTTCAAATCCTATTTCTTTTAATTGTTGCTCTCTAGCAATCATATCATTGTATTCATCTCTAGTTTGAAATGATTCAATAATTTGACCTTCATAATCTACATTATCTAAATACTCACCTTCAGGGGAAATAATTCCACCAAATTCATTAACTGTATAACCTAATGATTTGAGTAATGCAATTTGTTCTTCATTCATGATTTTATCTGTAATTTACTCTGAGGTCTTTTTTATCAACTTGTACCTCAGTTTCAATAAGTTTTCTTTCTCCTGTCTTCTTATTGACTTTAAAGAATTTATTATTTCCTACATAAACACCTGATGTGTCTATAGTTCCATTTTTCTTAATTTCAAAGTTATCAAATTCTTTGACATTTCCTTCATCAAATGTCAATAAACTTTCATTAGTATCATAAGTAGGAATTGAAGCAGTTTTATAAACAACATCACCACCTTGTCCACTTCTTACTGCTGCTGCATAAGTTTTAATAGGTTTATCATCATCTTTTGTATCTGGGTCTCCAATATCCATTAATGGGTCTCCATCAGCATCTATTAATACACCATTAGAATTTTTCTGTAACTCTTGAGTTTTAGTAGTACCTGTAGCTGGTATAAAAACATAGTCTTGATTATCTTGAATAAGTTCAGCCATAGTTTTATACTGTTTTTCTTTAGGTACACCATCTTCATATATAATGATACTTTTAAGTCTATCATTATTATTCATTCCATTCATACCATCTACAACAGTTTTCAAATAAGTTTGTTGTTTTCTTACCATATCAGGATTCTGGTCTTTTTCTTCTTCTGTCATTTCATCATATCCTGGAAGATGTGGTGTTTTTAATGTTTTATTATCATTCTGATAATTAATGTAAGATATAACTTCTTGTTTAGTTAAACCAGCTTCAGCTAGTTCATCCATAATAGAATTAATACTTTGACCTGGTGTAGCAAAATATTCTTTTTTAAATACATCTAAGTCATCAATACCTATTTTTTGACCTAAAGCAATCATCTTACCTCTAGTTTCATTTTCAAACTTTGTAATTTGAGCATCTGAATATTTTCTTTTACCATCAGAATTAAGAACTTTTCTATAATCCCTTTCATCTTCAATAATGAAACCTTCTCTGGCTTTCATTTGTCTTTCTCTTTGTGCTTGTTTAAAAGTGTAAAGACCATCTACAGATACAGATTTAGAAGCAGTTTCTTTTTTGTATCCAAGTTTATTTTTAGTTTGGTCAATAATATTAGTTTTTTGTCTTTGAATCTCATTATCAACATCAATATCTTCACCAAGTTCTTTTCTCCATTCAAGTTCTTGTCTTAATTGGTCTTCCCATCCAGCTTCAGATAAAGCAGTTTCCATATAGTTTGCTACATCTTCTTCACTTCTAATCTCTACACTACCTTTATTAGTCCATATATAACCTCTTCCATCTGGTCCAGCACTAGCTGAAGCAGTAGTATCAGGTTTAAAATTTGTAGCAATAGTATTAATTAACTCTTCTGTATTAACATCTTCAAGTGGAGTTTCAAATAAATCAGAGATTTGATTATAAGTGTTTTCATCTTGAAAAGCAAGACCACCTTGTTTCTTGTACCTATCTTGGATAACTTGTTTGATTAAATCTTTCTTGTCTGAACTTACATTATCTAATTTACTAATTCTATCCATTTCAGTATTAAAACTAGTAAGTTGTTCTTGAGCCTTACCAAGAATACCTTTATTCAAATCAGAATCTAATTCTCTGGATAGATTACCTATTTGACCTCTAAACCTTCTATAATCTAATGGATTTTTATAAATATCATCAGTAACCTTATTGATTCTTTCTTGATATTGTTTAAGAACATCATTAACAGCAGGGTCATCAGTTTTTAAGTTCTCTATTTCTAAAGACTCATTAAATGCATCAATCTTCTCAATGTTTTCATCAACACCTTTGTCTTTAGATTGAATTACTTTAGCCATCATTTCAGCAGGTAATTCAAACATCTTATCATCTACAAAGATTGACTTTGCTGTTTTATAAAATCTGCCCATAATTATTCAGGATTTTGTAAGTTCATGTCTTCATCAAATGTAATTCCATACTTAGACAATTGATTTAACATTTTCATAATAACTTCTTGTTGTTTAGCTTGATTAAGGTCTTTACCAGTTTGTTGTAAACCTTGACCTTTACTAACAATATCTTGAGCCATTTGACTATAGAAATTATCTCTATCTTGTCTATCAGCCAAGTCTCTGTTCTGTTCACCTTGCATAACAACTTGGTCTTGTTGGTTTTCTAATGATGCTTCTTGAGATAAGATACCCATCATTTGTTTAGCAAAGTTATCATAGATATTTTCTCTTGATTGATTAGCTGCCATATCAGAAGATAAGTCTAATGCTCTCATTTGATTAACACCTCTTGCAGTATTTCTACTTCTTGATTTATTACTAGTTACAGCTCTATCAACATCTTTAAGTGCATTATCTCTTTGTCCAGCAACATAACCTTTAGTATCATCAATAACATCTAATGCATCATTTCCAAAATCTTTAAACATATTTACATTAGGTGTATCACCAGCTCTATT